CCTGGCAAGTCGAGATGGCTGGATTTGAACCAACGACCCCTTGCTCCCAAAGCAAGTGTTCTACCTGACTGAACTACATCTCGTTTTATGTGAAGTGGAGCTGACTGGACTCGAACCAGCGGCATCCACAGTGCAAGTGTGGCGCTCTCCCAAACTGAGCTACAGCCCCGAGCCATCTCACAGATTCGAACTGTGGACCTGCTGATTACAAATCAGCTGCTCTACCAACTGAGCTAAGATGGCGTATTTATTAAAAAATACTTCCTGTATTTGAAGTATCTATATCTCCAGTCTGTGAAAATTCTTGTATCATATTAGCGTAATATTTTTTCATTTGATTTATCACTCTTGTAATATGTTGTGTATTAGAACCTGTCATTTCTCTAATCATAATGTACAGAGCTTTTTTATTAAAATTTTCAATATTTAATCTACGTCTAAATAATTCTAATACCGCATCAGCTACTAAAATATCTTTTTGTCTACGAAATACATTTGTAATATTATTTTCCCAATATTCTAACATTTGATTTACAAATTCTTTATTGAATTCATCAATTTCAGTTTTTTCACTTTCACCAAATACATTTCTTTTATAATCTAAAGTTATAATATCATCATGTATTTTCATTTTTTTATAATTGTTATTATTATTTAATATTAAATAATTTTTACCTACTATAGAAAAATATGAAAACGCTCTACCTTTTTCTTGTTTATATTTGGGTAATTGTAGTACCATAAAAGATACTACTTCGTGTTTAACATTATCAAGTGGTACATCGAAATAATAAAATTTAAAAGTATGTATTAAATTCTCTGCCATTTTTTCAAATGCGGCCGCTATATGTTCTTCATAAATTTTATTCTTAATTGACGGATTTGAAGTTTTATTATATCTAATAATTGCATCTTGAACTGGTTGTCCAAAATACATTTTACTTTTCTTTCTTCTTTTTTTAACTGACATCAATCTCTTCTCCTCTTAAAGTATCTAACTCATCCACAGTTTCTTTTATCTGTTCAAATATTGTACCTACTTCATCATCTGCTTCAAAAGCTCCCTTATCATCAATAACTTTCAAATCAGTTTGAACTGTTTCAATTCTTTGAGTAAAATCTTCTACCCAAGTTTCTAATGTTTCGGTTTTTTTATTTAAATTCCAAATTATATAACCTTCAACTATAACCGCTACAGTTTCTATTACTAATATTATTTCTACCCACATCATTTATCTCCAAACAATTCATTGAATAAGTCTTTTGATTTTTCAGAAAGTATATCAGGTGTTTCATCTTTAACTAAAGCTTGTTTCATATTTTCTACAGCTTCAGCTTCTTCTCGTTCTCTTTCTACTTTTAACTCTGTATTAAAAATCTCTTCGTATTTAATATCTGAATCTGAACTAAACATATACTGTTCTTTTTCCCACCGTGTTGCTAAACTATCTGCATTATGTAACAGATATGGTAAATTAGTTTTTAGATTTTTATTTTCACCATATCCCATAAAATAACCTTTATTAGCCTCTTCATACATACCATCAGTTAACCTTAAAGCGAGATATTCTATTTCACTCATTTTAATATCAAATTGACTTAACAACCAAACAGACCTATCAGTAACAGTCATCCAATGTAAGTTCTCATCATAACCATACATCTTACCTTGATTTATTCTATGCCATTCTGATTCATTAGGTATATAATAATCATATTCTAAATTACCTACTTTACCTAAATCGTGATGTAATGTACAAAATATAATATTCTCTTTATTATATTCTGAAGTATGTAAACCTAACTCTTCATACAGTTCATACAATCTTAAAGCAAATTTTGTAACATTTAAAATATGACATACATAACCACCTGGAAATGCATTATGATAATATACTACACCACTTGCTGGAGTAAACATCATTCTGTCTTTAAAAAATTCATACATTTTTAAGATGTTATCTTTACGTTCACCGTCAAACGTATCTGTAATTAATTCAATTACTTCATTCCATTTATCTTGTAATTGTTCTGGTGTTAACTTCATTTTTTACTCCTATTAAAAAAATTTGTTTTTAATTATATCAACTTCATTAGTATTAGTATTACTCAATTTTTTGTATAACGGTTTATACTTTTCAAATACTGTTCTTGGATTATTACCCTTAACCATTTTATCAAGGGACATTAAAAGTTCATACATATCATTAGACAAAACTTGTTTTAAAATATAATCATGACTATAAACATAATATTCAGCTTTTTCAATTGCTTCTTTAAAAACCATGAAATTATGTAACCGTATTGCCATAGTACATTGACCTTTCCATTCTATAGTATCATCCCAAGTTAATGCTTCTCTCAAATACTCATTGTCAAATTCAGTAGATACGGGTAGATGTTTAAATACTTGATTCTGAAAACTATCATCATACTTAGGTATATTAAGAGATTGAAAAGTAGCCTTCTTAAAATTGTAATTATAATAATAAGAGCCGAATACTACAGCTCTATCTGGTGAAGAACTATCAGTTGTAACAACTATGTCAGACCCGACTTCATTTAAAGATTTTTGTAATTGATTTAACATTAAAAAATCTGAAATTTTAGATATACCTAAAATATGAAAATACTTATTTGTATCTTTTAAATGTTCTTTGCCATTCAACAAAGACATTACTCCTGACATAAAGGTGTAAACGTTTCTACCTCCACCACCTACAGCCCAACCTTGAAATGGAAAATCTTTCATTTCATTATACCAGTTTACATATTCAAACTCATTTGTACCTTGAACTATATTTAAAAAATCTGTATTACCACTTTGTTTATCTGCAAAATATTTAAAATTGTCTTTACTAATTTTTAAACATTCTTCATACATACCTTCATACTTTATTTTAGGTGGGATATCTAAATTCATTGCTATATCAGAATTATGTTCTAACCAATTAAATATTTTTTCTCTAATTGACTTATCCCATTTAATTGCTCCTGAAGCTATTTGATATCCACCCGAATCACCCATAACTAAATTTTTATCTGTTAAACCTAATGCATTTTTATAATCTTCTTTTCTATAATGATGTCCTGCAGTTATCAATATATCTGTATGCCTATACTTCTCAGGAAACTCTTCACTATAGAATCTAATAGATAATCCGTTTTTCAATTTAACATTTTTAGCTAATGAGCTCCCCATTGCACCAGCCGAAAATGATGGAAAATATATAAACTTACTCATTTGTCGGGATTCGCTATTACCATATTTTTTACTGCTATATAATCTTGAATTTCTTCTGACTCTTCATCTTCCCACGGATACACAATCCATTTATCTTCTTTATCTATTACTGCGTAATCAGGTTTTACAATTGATTGTTCGTGTTCGTGTATTGTAACATAACATGCGTTTTCACAAACATCTAATTTTTTATATGTATTTAATGTCGTACCAGTATCTGCTATGTCGTCAATAATAATAAATTTCTTATCATACATATTATTTAAATTAACTAAATATGGTATATCTAATTTATGACTTAACATTACAGCTAATATTACTCCACCTCGAGGTATACCATATACACCTTCATATTTAACATTTGTTTGACGTAAATAATCTGCAATATCAGTTACACATTCATCAACTAAATTCCAGCTAATAAATTCTTTCATTTTAAGTCCCTTATAAAATCATAAAATTCTTCTCTTGCTCTATCTGTATCTTTAAACTTACCACTTAACTTAGCCGTCTTCATAATAGAATTATGTTTAACACCTCGAACACAAGTACACATATGATTAGCCTCAATCATAACAGCGACTCCTATATTATTTTCACATACATCATTAATATGATCATGAATTTGCATTGTCAAATTTTCTTGTACTTGAGGTCGTCTTGCATAAAACTCTACAATACGATTTAACTTACTAAGTCCAATAACCTTACCCAATGGTGTAGGTAGATAAGCTACATGAGCTTGTCCTACAAAAGGTAAATGGTGGTGAGAACATAATGAATGTAATTTAATATTACCCTGAAATACCATACCATCATAACCGTCAACATTATCAAATGCTGTAATCTTTGGTGGTTTACTATATACACCCTGCGCTAAGTCTTTTACAAAAGCCCGAGCAACTCGTTCTGGTGTATCTGATGAATTGGGGTCATTCTCCCAATCGAATCCAAGAGCTGTCATATAACGACCATAATACTCAGCCGCCTTTTGAATCATCTTATCTCTTTCCCATTTTTTTAATATTTTATTGCCATTGGCATATTTTAATTTACTCATAGTTTATCCTTATAACAATCCACACAAATAACTCTCATATCATACATACGTTTTTTATGATCTTCAATCATTTTCTTTTTTTCTTTTGTTAACTTTCTCATTTTACTTCAGTTGTTAATACAATATTTTTTATATTGCTAAATTATTTTGTTAACGTTAAGTATTTTTTAATCCCAAAATGTAAAAAAATGTTCACCCATTAATTCAAAAGAACGCTTTACTGATTTGTTTAATCGTTTATACTCACTATCTTTTTGAAAATCATACTCACCACTTTGAATTAATTTGGCACATTTTAATCCATAGATGATTTCATTATAAATGTTTTGTTTTCTTTGTTCCGCTTTTATATCCGCTTCTTCAGTAGGATTCCCATCTTTATCAACACCATCTTCTTCCGTATAGTAAGACATAGGAACACCAATGTGGTTTATTTTTAAATTTTCAAACATTGGAATTAAAATTTCTACTAAATGAAGGTCAATTGACCAATTATCCATATAGGAATAACCTTGTTGAGCTCGTTGGTAATAATGTTTGATTTTGCCTGGTCTTACTTTATCCCAAAATTTCCACCTTACAAAATTATAAATTGGATAATAAATGTAATCTTCCCATTTGGCAACAAACCAATTTCTTTGTGATTTGTGGTATTCCATCATTTCCTTTATGTCTGAAAAACAGACATCTTCACCTACTGTTGAAACGCACCCTTCACAATTTTCATCATGTATTTTCATTTTAAATCTCTAAACTATCTTCTAATAATTTTGTCATTCCGAGTTCTAAAAGTTTTTGGTGATATTCATCACCTATTCTACA